CCGCATGCTTTGCGGCGAAATCGACCAAGGCCTTGTTGGAGAAGAGTCGCATGAGGCCACAATATCTCAACCTGAGATGCTATGCAAGAACAGTTTGCGCATAAAAAATCCCGCCTCGGCGGGATGCTTTCGCTTACTTCTTTGAGTAGTCCGCGATGGCTCGAGCGGCCATAAGGATGTGATACGAGATGCGGTCAATAATTTGGTCTGATGAAAGCTGTTCTGCTTCTTGCGGGTTCCTTTGTTGCGGTTGCGCGGCTCGTTGCCGATACCGCGCCATATCAATAACGGCGGTACTAGCGCTGTCTCTCATTCGTTGCCCCCGGGGAGTTCGTGTGCGCGGGCCCCAAGATTCTTAGCACCTCGTCCATCATCTGGGATCGCACGACGCCAGTCTGCAATTCAGTGGCTGCGGAGGAAAGCAAGAGTAAACCCGTATGATAAGTGAATGTTTTACGTGCCAGGTCGCCAGCCCCATCCAGACGTTCGACACACAAAATCAAATTTTTCGCTTCATCGCTCAGACGGGTCTTTCTACCTGTATTTGACAGATTGCTTTCATCTGACCATTCGTGATCTAGCCATCCCTCTTCCTTGCCGTAGGCAATTTCGATACGCCTAGCCATATCGTCGCCAATGCCGCGACGCGGGTTCGGCCCTCCCCACGCGTTCACCTGCTGCGACGTCATCGGCTCATTGCTCGTGGCTGCGATTTTCTCGGCCGCGACGCTAGGGCCATCCTCCGCGATGAGGGCGCGCGCGTTCTCGTAGCGGATCTGTCGACATGTTTTCATCCTGACAAAGTACTTCCATGCATCAAATTGATAAACATGCAAAAAGACCTAGCGCATAGGTCTTTTTGGTCTATACTGGCCGCATGGATCTCAAGACCTACTTCCGGCAAACGAAGCGATCGGATCGTGAAGAGTTCGCGAAAGCACTGGGCGTCAACCATGACTACCTCTATCACTGCTCGCGTGGTTCTCGCCGTCCAAGCTCCAAGCTTTGCCAACTCATCGTGAAGCTTGATGCGCGTTTTACGCTCGCCGAGCTTCGTCCTGATATTTGGGGTGGTGTGATCGAAAACGTTGCCGCCAGCGACGACGTACAGCCACCGGTTGGCGGTCCGCCGATCGATGTAGCGAGCACGGAGTCCAGCCCGCACGGAACGATCACCATTCATTACACGAAGGATTAAGCAGGTTGGCATAGCAGTTCGTTTTCCGGGTAAGGCGTTCGTTGATTCGACGCCATTTTTTATCGCTAGGGACCGTCAACACCAATCAAGTAGTCGCAACGAAGCACAAGGGAGAAGGAACGCATGCAACGCGAACTACCCGTACACGGCCAGCCAGCAAGGCTAAAGGATGCGCCGGCCGAACTTGTGAAGATGTGCGACGACGAGATTGACGCGATGCGCCTTTGCATACAACTGAGCCGTTTTACGAGCGACTACGTGAGCCGGGAACTGTCGATCGACAAAGGCCAATTTTCAAGAATTCTCAGCGGCACGGCATGGTTCCCAACGGCCAAGCGGGTTCGGTTGATGGAACTGTGTGGCAACCGGGCGTTGGTTCAGTACGAAGCGATGAAGGTAGGCATGAACACGAGCGGATCGGAGGAAGCGCAGATGACCGAATTGCGAGCCGAACTCGAGTCGTTGAAGGCTGAGAACGCGGCGCTCAAGGGCGCCCTATCCGCAGTGCTTGGAAAGCCGCAAACCGATCTGGCGAGGGCCGCGTAATGAACACTCGATGCAAACCTGGTGATCTGGCAATCGTGATCCGAGCTTTAGAGACTCCTGAGATGCTGGGACGAATCGTAAAAGTCGAGCGCCTAGCGGTGGCAGGCGAGGTTTTTTCGTCCGTATGTGGCCGAAGCTTCTGTACGCCAAGCGTTTCTGAGAGCGTTTTGTGGGTTGTTTCCTCGAACCGGGCAATGCCTGCTCCGATTCCCCAAAAAGGCTGCACCTTGATGGCTTACGAGCGGATTTTCAAGGATGTCTGCTTGCGACCCATCACCGGCCTTCCTATCGACGAAGAAACGCACGAAGACTTGAAGGTGGAGGCATGAAGATCGTCGCTGGCACTTCCTGCCTTCTTATGGCAATCGCGAGCTTCTGGGTAGGCTCCTACTTGACGAGCCTGTTCGGCGACGACGATTGGCAGCGCGTTCCGGTAATAGCGACGAGCTTTATTGTCGTGTTTTTCTGGATGTGCGCCGCGCTTCATAACTTTTCGAGCCAGAAATCATGAGCCAATCCGCCTCAGACCTCATCGAACTCTCGCACGAATGCCGGGACTGTGCCGAGTTGCGGCGGCTGGCCCTCAACCTGATTTCGGCCGGCGTGCTCTCTTACCTAGGCGGGTGCTGAGATGAAATTCCTGATCGGATTTTGCTGCGGCGCTGTCGTCATGTTTCTCCTGATGTGGCTTTCGTGCCTCGCGGTTGAGGTGATTCGGTGAACGCAGAACGACCGTACTACTGGACGACGCCGGAACTGGCCGTCGTTCGCAAGCACTACCCCGCTGGCGGATGCAAGGCATGCCGGACGCTTTTGCCGCACCGTTCGCCAACAAGCATCTATCAGCAGGCAGCAAAGATTGGCGTGCAATCGAATAAAGCATCGAGGAATGTGTGACCGAACTGCCGGAACCGCTGACGCCGCCTGATTGCGACTTGCGGGATTTCCCGTTCATGCCGCTTGATGTTGATCGCCTGAGACGAAGCAAAGCATGGCTAAAGGCCAAGCGCAATCCTGCGCTCGCGTTTTACATGGTCAATCTGTGGACTGCCTCATGGCATGACGTGCCAGCCGGATCGCTCGAGGATGACGATGACGTGCTCGCCGATCTTGCCCGTTGCGAGCCCTCGAAATGGGACAAGTTACGTGGTGATGTTCTGCATGGGTGGGTTAAGTGCAGAGATGGTCGGCTATATAACCCGACAGTCGCCGAAAAAGCCGCCCAGGCATGGGATTCAAAGTTAGATCAGAAGTGGCGAACTGAATGTGCGCGCATCAAGAAGCACAACGACAGACACCATACAGGTATCCCGCGTCCCACGTTTGAGGAGTGGATTTCCCAAGGTTGTCCCTCGGGACAAAGGCTACCTGTCCCTAGGGACAATACAGGGACAGGAATTGTACAAGCCGGGGAAACTCCCTCCAATAGAGAGGGAGAGAGAGAGGGACATAGAGAGGGAGATTCTATAAACCCTTCCGTTCCTAACGGAACGGACGCTGATGCGTCGTGCGGATTGACTGCCGAGCAATCGATTTTTCAGTTGGCTGTCCCATGGCTTGTCGAGCGCGGCGTTCCTGACCGCAATGCTCGCTCGCTTTTGGGCGCGGCACGCAAGCAACTTGGCGACGACGGAGCATGGGAACTAGCCCAGCAGTTCATGCGTGAAAAGCCTGTCGAGCCGGCCGCATGGATTTCCGCCGCGATCAACGCGCGGATGCCTGCGGCCAAGGGCAAAGGGAAGCAAAGCCGCCATAGCGGCTTCGACACAATCGACTACCGCGAAGGAGTTGCCCACGATGGGAGCTTTTGAGATTTCGAACCTGACGCGCCAAGGCGAGTGCGAGAAGCACGGGGCATTCGAAGAATCGGGCATGACGCTGCCGTTTGGCAACAAGCGGACGATCTGGTCGGGTTGCCCGACGTGCGGCGCGGAGCATCGCGAGGCCGAGGAAAAGCGCCGCATTGCCGACGAAGAGCGCGACCGTCAGGCGCGCATCGAGCAACGCCTCAGCCGCGCCGGCATCCCGCAACGCTTCCGCGATCGCACGTTCGACAACTTCATCGCCGACACCGATGGCAAGCGCGAAGCGCTCAAGGTCGCCGCTGAGTTCGCCAGCAACTTCGCCGAGCACCGCAAGCAAGGAACCACGGTGATTTTCTCGGGTAAGCCGGGGACGGGGAAAAGCCATCTGGCAATCGCAGCCGCGGTCACGGTCATGCAGACGAGCACAGCGATTTACATCAACGCGCTCGACCTGGTTCGGATGATCCGCGAGACGTGGCGCCGCGATTCGGAAATGTCCGAGGCTCAGGTTCTCGATGACCTGTCAACGATCGGCCTGTTGGTGATCGATGAAGTCGGCATGCAGTACGGCACCGAGAGCGAGCAAGTGATTCTGTTCGACGTCATCAACCGTCGCTATCGCGATCTGATGCCGACGATCCTGCTGACGAATCTCGGGAAGGCCGGAATGAAGGAATTCCTGGGCGAGCGCAGTTTCGATCGTTTGCGCGAAGGCGGCATCTGGGTCGCGTTCGATTGGGAGTCGCACCGAGGTTCGAAGAAGGGGGCGGTATGAAGCCGACGCCCGAACAAATCGAATCGATCCGTCGCGCTGCGTCCGATCTGCTCTATCGGATTTACGAAGAAGGGCTGGATATGGGCCAAGAGTTTATGGACGTTCTCGGAAAGCTAGCCACGAATCCGGTTCGAGAGGATTTTCATGGCTAACGACCGCCAATGCGGCACATGCCAGCACAAAACGACCGATCCTGGACACAGAGAGCATTACAAAGTCGGCCTACGCAACTGCGCACTGCTTCCTTCATGGAAATTTGTGACCGCAAAGCACACGTGTCCCGCATGGAAGCCCGCGACTAATTAAGGGGAGACAAAAGAATGGAAGGCGATGTGAAAAGGGTGCTTAGTAGTCCTAACGATGCGTACGAGGCATTCATCCGATCGAAGCAATTCGCGGACGTACCGACGGGTTTCGATTGCAACGTTTCCGTTGGCCCCTTGTTCGACTTTCAGGCCGCGTGCGTAAAGTGGGCGCTTAAGCGTGGCCGCGCGGCGCTGTTCGAAGATACCGGGCTCGGCAAGACCGTACAGCAAGTGACGTGGGCGAACGAAGTCTGCAAGCACACGGGCGGAAACGTCGTCATCGCCGCGCCGTTGTGTGTGGCCCAACAGACCATCGAGGAAGCCGCAAAGATCGGCATCACAGTCAAGTATTGCCGACAAGACGCGGAAGTCGAGGACGGCATCACGATCACGAACTACGAAATGCTCGATCGGTTCGACCTGGAATCGTTCGTTGGCGTGGTGCTGGACGAGTCGAGCGTCATCAAGGCTGTCAACGGTAAGACGCGCCAGTTCATCACGGATTCGTTTCGCCGAACGCCCTACAAGCTGTCATGCACCGCGACGCCGAGCCCGAATGACTGGATGGAGCTGGGCAACCAGGCGGAATTCCTAGGCGTGATAACCGCCGTCGAGATGCTATCGACGTTCTTCACGCACGACGGGGGCGATACCGGCAAGTGGCGCCTCAAGGGCCATGGCCGGGTCAAGTTCTGGGAATGGATGGCGACCTGGGCGATTTGCATTCGCACGCCGGCCGATCTGGGCTTTGATGGCTCGGCCTATGTGCTGCCCTCGCTCAACCTGCATGAGCACGTGGTGTCGGGTGGCGAACTGCTCGAAGGCCATCTGTTCGCGACGGTCGCCCAGTCTCTGTCGGAGCGCCGGCAGGCGAAGAAGGCCAGCATCGATGATCGGCTAGAACTCGCCGCGCGTCTCGCCAATGAGCAGGACGGCCCGGTGATCGTCTGGTGCCACCTCAACGAAGAATCGGAGCGGTTGACGAAGATGATCCGCAGCGCCGTCGAAGTCACTGGCTCGATGACGCCGGATGAGAAGGTCGACGCCATGTATGCATTCACGCACGGTCAAGCCCGCGTGCTGGTTAGTAAGCCCTCGATCTGCGGGGCCGGCCTCAACCTTCAGTTCTGCAACCAGATGATTTTCGCCGGCATGAATGACTCGTTCGAAGAGTTCTATCAAGCCGTGCGCCGCTGCTATCGGTTCGGACAGAGGCGCGAGGTCGACGTCCACATCATCACGGCTGAAACCGAAGGCGCAGTCAAGGACAACATCAAGCGCAAGCAGGAACAGGCCAACACGATGGCCGCGGAGATGACCGGCTACATGCGCGAACTGACGCAAAAACAGATTCAAGGCGCATCGAGCGGAACGGAAGTCTATCGCCCGATGTTGCCTATCGTGATCCCGGCATGGGTCGCCCAGAACGCAGAGAGCCACTAATGAACGTCATCAATCAAGAAATCCACGAGCGCTTCTCGCTGTACAACTCGGACGCGGTAGACCTTGCCCGGTCGCTGCCCGACAACTCGATCGACTTCTCGGTCTATTCGCCACCGTTCGAATCGCTATTCGTGTTCAGCAACTCCGAGCGCGACATGGGAAACAACGCATCGAGCGCGGACTTTTGGACGCACTACCGGTTCCTGATTGCGGAGCATATCCGCATCATGAAGCCGGGTCGGCTCGTGGCCATCCACTGCATGAATCTGCCGACGAGCAAGGCGCGCGACGGGTTCATCGGCATCAAGGATTTCCGCGGCGAAATCATCCGCGCGCATCAGGACGCCGGCTTTATCTATCACTCCGAGGTCTGCATCTGGAAAGACCCGGTTGTCGCGATGCAGCGCACCAAAGCACTGGGCCTGCTCTACAAACAACTGCGCAAGGATTCGACGATGAGCCGCCAAGGTATAGCCGATTACCTGGTCGTCATGCGCAAGCCGGGCGAAAACCCGGAGCCGGTCACGCATACGAGCGACGATTTCCCGGTGGATCTGTGGCAGCGCTACGCCTCGCCCGTTTGGATGGATATCAACCAGACGAAGACGCTGCAATACATGAGCGCGCGCGAGAACGACGACGAGCGCCACATCAGCCCCCTGCAGCTCGATGTGATTGAGCGCGCGGTCGAGCTTTGGACGAATCCGAATGATTTGGTCTACACGCCGTTTCTTGGCATCGGGAGTGAGGTCTACACGTCGCTCAAGATGGGCCGCCGCGGCATCGGCTCGGAATTGAAGCCGAGCTACTACAAGCTGGCCGTCGAAAACTGCAAGAGCGCGGTCGTCGACAACCAAACCGACCTTTTCGCGGAACTCCAATGACCGTAATCCTAAGTATCGATCCGGCAGGCGTTTGCTTCACGGTTCCGGGTGTGCCGGTCGGAAAGGGTCGCCCGAAGTTTGCGCGTCGCGGTGCCTTCGTGAAGGCATACACGCCGGAAAAGACGGCGAACTACGAAAACCTCGTGAAGCTAGCCGCTTCCGAGGCAATGGCCGGCGCAAAGTTGTTGAAGCGCCCTGTCGCCCTGCATCTCACGCTCAACATGCCGATCCCGACGAGCTGGTCGAAGAAGCGGCAAGACCTAGCGCTGCGCGGTCTGATCGGCGCGACGGTCAAGCCCGACGTCGACAACGTGATGAAGGCCCTAGCCGACGCAATGAACGGAATCGTCTACGCCGACGATAAGCAGATCGTGTCAGCCACGATCGTCAAGCAATACGCGACTGTGCCATGCGTTCAAGTGCGGGTGCAGGAATATGCAACGAAGGAGGCGGCTTGAATGAGCTTCATCTTTTCGCGGGCGCTGGTGGCGGAATACTCGCAGGCCGATTGCTTGGCCGTCGATGCGTATGCGCCGTCGAGGTTGATCCCTACGCCCAAGCGATCCTCATTGCTCGGCAAAACGACGGAACCTTTCCTGCGTTCCCGATTTGGGATGACGTTCGAACCTTTGACGGACGACGTTGGCGAGGAATTGTTGACGTCGTGGTTGGAGGGTTTCCCTGTCAAGACATCAGCGCAGCCGGCACCGGAGACGGCATCGACGGCGAGCGGAGCGGGCTATGGGTCGAAATGGCGCGCGTCATTCGCGAGGTTCGACCGGTCCGAGTCGAAGTGGAAAACAGCCCAATGCTCACTTCTCGGGGACTCGGACGAGTTCTCGGAGACTTGGCCGCGATGGGGTTCGATGCGCAATGGGGAGTCGTTTCTGCGGCCGATACCGGCGCTCCCCATCTGCGAGAACGCATCTGGATTGTGGCCCACGACAACCGTATGCGGGAATCACAACATGCCGGGCGCAAGCAAGAGCGCTGGATGGGGCAGCGCGGAGAAGTTATGGCCCACGCCAACAGCGAGTCTCGCGAGCAAGGGCGGAAGGATCACGCCGCGAAAAGGACGCGAGGGCGGAACTTTGATAGAGGCGGTGTCGTCGCGGATGTTTCCGACTCCGGTAGCGGACAACACGGGGCACCGCAAGAGCAAATACGCGCAGGGCGGCACAGCGCTATCAACGTCGGTCGGTGGCCAGTTGAACCCGGAGTGGGTCGAGTGGTTGATGGGATGGCCCATCGGGCACACCGCATTAGAGCCCTTGGCAACGGCCAAGTACCGCGAGTGGCTGCAACAGCATTCATCCTTCTCTCAAGAGACTGAGGACCCCTCCCATGCCTAAGCACAAACCACGACGCGATCGCAACAAAGACCCTCGCCATCTATTCGCCGGGATCAACCGATTGATGACGGCACAAGTTGCCAACCAAGAGGTTACCGAGAAGGACGTCGATGAGATGGAAGTCACGGTTCTAGCCGCTATCGACTGCATCGACAAAGGTCATGGAACGGTATCTAACTACGCCGAGATCGCGCACGCCATCAATCAGTCCTGGATTTTGTGCACGGAGCGCGGCGTCGGCGAAGAAGCGAAGCCGTATCTGTTAGTCGCGCAGGACGGCATGAAGCGGATGGCAAAGCGCTATTACGAGACGGGGAAAGTCAAGTTCGATGAACTTGGATTAGAAGCCGTGCGGAGAGTCGTGGAGATATGGGCGGCGCAGTTAACGCTCTGCTCGATCGGCGAAGTGCATGCGGCTGGAGAGGTTGCGGACAAACACTTTAGGCAGACTCAGGAGGTGGTGTGATGGGTGGCAAAGCGTGGACGCTTGAGGAAGATGCGAAGCTCAGGGAAATTTTCGAGCGCGGCGAGAACATAGCGCATAGCGTAGCCCATTTCCCGGGGCGCACGTACGACAGTATGAAGGCACGCGCAATAAGAACGGGTGTTGCGCACGCAGACTATCGCTCATGGACGACCGAAGAGGACGCAATCCTTCGTGAAATCTGGGAAACTCCCTGCCGCATCAAAGACGGCATGAATCGCTTGCCGAGGCGCTCTTATGAAGCCGCCAAGATTCGCGCTGAACGTCTCGGACTCAGCAAAAAGGCTCCGGCCGAACGAGGGACAACCGGATGGCTTTTTAGGTCGATAAAGACGGTGCTTGCGAACGGTGTTTGCATGTCAATGAAAGAGATTGCCGAAGCTACGGGCGCAGATCGCAGTAGTGTTCGAACGGTAATGCAGAACCACCACGGCAAGGCCTTTCGCGTCGCTGAATGGGAACGCATCGACGCTAACCATTCGGTCATGAAGTGGGCGATTGGTACTGGACCTGATGCCCCGAAACCGGCAGCAAAAACTTCGAGAGAATATTGGAAGGGATATCGCGATCGGAAGCGTATTCAGCGCGGTTTCGTCAATCCATTCGCGACGGCCGCTGGCTTGGTTCAGGCACCCAATGGCCAAACAGGCCGAGTCTATAAGCAATCAATGGACGTCGAAGAATGGCCTCAATCAAGGAAAGCAGCATGACCGAAATCCACATCCCCAATCGAGAGCTCGTCGAGAGCGCTATGAAGCGCAACATCGCGGGAAGCGTCGAGAACATGCGCGCGTTTATCGTCGACATGCTTGCTTACATCCACAGTGCCGAATCGGCCGCTGACATCGCTCTTGCCAAAGAGAAGATGGGGCTCATCGCGGATGGTGGGGGTGATTTGTGAAGGGGCGCATCTACATCAGCGGGCCGATGAGCGGACTTCCGAACTTGAACTTCCCAGCATTCAATCGCGCCGCAGTGCGCCTGCGCAACCTGCGCTGGGAGGTTGTCAACCCGGTCGAGATCAACCCAGACCTGGACGCCGACTGGCTAGATTGCATCGCGGCAGATGTGATCGCCATGAAGGGGTGCACGGCCATTTGCATGCTGCCGGAATGGATGACGTCCTACGGGGCGCGCATTGAGCACCTAGTAGCGCAAAAGCTGGGGCTTGAGGTTTTCGACTTGGCTGAACTGATTGCGGAGGCAGCGTGAGCGACAAGCAGGTATTCCGCCTGGTGCATCCCGCCGCCCGTCAACTCGCATCGAAGGCTGTCATCAACGCGCCTGACGGGTACGTGTGCGAAATCAAGCCGCGCACGCGCAGCCTAGATCAGAACGCGAAATTCCATGCCATGTGCACCGACGTCGCGCGGCAAGCAAAGCACATGGGGCGCTCGCTTACGCCCCTTCAATGGAAGTGCCTATTTGTCTCTGGTCATGCGGTAGCGACTGAGGCTGGTACCGACATTGTGCCGGGGCTGGAGGGCGAATTCGTCAACATCCGCGAGAGTACGGCAAATATGGGCGTGAAACGCAAAGCGAGCCTGATTGAATACGTGCAGGCATGGGGCGATGAAAACGGCGTGAAGTGGAGCGAGCCAGCGCCGCAGGGTTACGACGAGATACGAGGTGCGGCATGAATGAATTCGCAATGTACCTCGGCTATGCCGTGATGGTCTGGATGGGCGTGCTGACTGTCGCGGGACTTGCCCTGTTCGCACTTGAGCGTGCATGGATGGCACTGAAGCGCCGCGAAACTTGGAAGGTAGTCGGTCAAGCGATGCGCGAGTGGGCAGAAAACCACCCGGAAGAAGCCGCGAAGGCGCGGGAGCGCGAGCAATGAAACGCAGCGGGTTCATTACGCGCACCGCGCCTCTGAAAAGGACTGGCTTCTCCCGCAAAGCCTCACCGATCCGCATCGAGACCGACGTCTTCAAAACATCGGTGAAGGTCAAGCGGATGCGCGGGAGGCCGAAAGACAAGGCGCGCGGCGAGCACGTGCAAGAGTTGCAAGCGGCGTTCAATGCTTGGATTCGGCTGCGAGATGCCAATGAGCCGTGCATTTCGTGCGGCCGTCCGGCGTCGTCGCCGGAGCAGTGGGATGCCGGGCACTATCGGTCGGTCGGCGCGCAGCCGTCTCTGCGATTCAGCGAATGGAACGTGAACAAGCAATGCCTGCCATGCAATCGTCACCTGTCGGGGAACGTGGCGAACTACCGGATCAATCTCATTGAGAAGATCGGTCGCGCGAACGTCGATTGGTTGGAAGGCCCGCACCCAGCGGTAAAACTAACAACAACGGAGATTATCGAAATGAAAGCGCACTACCGCGCCGAGGTTCGGCGGATGAAGAAGGAGGTTTCTTGAGAAGGACAGACTGGTTTCCTGGCGATGTAAAGCCGGTTCACGCCGGAGTTTATGAACGTCTCCTCCGGCCATTCGAAGTTCGGTTTTCTCACTGGGACGGCAAGCAGTGGGGATTCGCCGAACCGACGCCACAAGCTGCGAATCAATTCCGCCGCGCACCCTCTACGTTTCAGCGCGCTCCCTGGCGTGGCCTAACGAAGGAACCCGCATGAAACCGGAACAACTAGACGAGATCGAACGCGTCGCTAAGGCGGCACCTCAAGGAAAGTGGGAAGTTCACACGTCCAACTCATGGCGTCGCGTGTGGGCTGACGGTAGGCGCCCCGGCCCTGTTCGCGTCATCGAGCCGACTGTTAATCCGCACGACAACCACCCCGATCTGATGTTCGGCCCCGGCGTTAAGGAATGGCTGGAGGGTGTCACACCAGAAGTCGTCCTCTCCCTCATCGCCGAAGTGCGCCACTGGAAGGCCAACCACGAAAACCAAGTAGCACGAGCAAGATTCCTTGTCGAGCGTGGCGACATCCCGCTAGAGCGCGTTCGTGCCTATGAGGAAATGGCGGAGTTGCGGGCGCAGGTTAAGCGTCTACTCTCCGAGCTTAACGACTTCACAACGGCAGCGGGAGAGTTGAATGCGGAGGTGGTGAGGCTGAGGGAGGCGGAATCGATGATCAATGAGTACGTGGCCGGTTTGCTTCTGCGCGACACCGATCGAGCCGGAGAGGCGACGAAAAGGATGACCGACTTCGCGTTGAGTGCTCACGCTGCTGCCCGCAAGGAGAACCCCAATGCAAACTAGGAAGCCGCGAGCGCGTTTCGTGCGCGAAAGTGTGAAGATGCCTAAACCTCACTGGTACGTGTTTTTCGAGTTCCCCTATTCAGAGGTCGGCGCAGGATCGGCGAATGGGTTACCCAGGGCCATCAATGCCGCATATTGGGCGCTTCACGAACACATGATCGATCGGAGCCGTCATCTCAACCAATGCGGTGCCCGCACCGATAACAGCGGCTCGCCGCCGTGCGGGCACTAGGAGGAATGATGAGCGTTGACACTATTGTAGCAATAGCGAACAAGCTGATCACGGCAAACCGGGATCAAGGAAGGTACTGGGCTTGGTACTGTGACCCAAGAATCTCGCCAGAAGAGCGCCGGGATAATTTGGAAAAGTACCTGCTCGCCGCCAAGGAAGTGTCGACGCTGATCGACTGCCTGCATGCGGCATCTAAAAACAACGCAGGGGCTCGTCATTTTTTCAATGTCCTAGATCTGTATAACGATAGGAAAGACAAATGATCCACTGGCTAAAGCGCCTGATAGCCGGACGCGAACTGGATGAGTTGGAGCGGCTACGGAAGGAGCGGCTCGATGCGGTGATCGCGGAACAGAAGCGGAGCAAGCCCGAGAAAAACCCATTCCAAGTAGATATGTTCCGCTGCATCGACTGCGGAAGCCGCTACCCGCGCGACGAGCTTTCATGGGGCCTATGCGATCCATGCCAGACCAAGGCTGTCTCCGAGATACGCATGCAGCGAACGGAAGCGGACGTGACCGATTGGGACGTAGCTCAAGCCGCACAAGAGCCAGAGGGGCGGGTGGATTATCGATTCTTAGGCGTTATGGGTGATGGTCAGGACTCCTAAATAAAGGTAAAATAAAGCCCGTTTTCACGGGTATTTCGGAGAGGTGCGTCGTGAAGAAAGATTGGCTTGAGCACGAGTTCCGCAACTGGTCTAGGTGGTGCAACGGTGACGGCATGATTGCGGGTAGGTTTCTGCCATGGGGAGTCAGCGTCAACGTGCTTTTCCCGGATGACGAAGTCCCGGCACCGATCCACGAAGAGAATGCAAAGATCGTGCAGCGCATATTCGATTCGTCGGTCACGGTCGAGCAGAAGGTGTTGCAGGCCGAATATCTGTCGCCGTGGAAATACGCCCGCTATTCCCTCGGCATTGATGCCGCCGTGCATAGGCTGAATAAGGACGTACCTGGGCTGGGCCTCAGCGCGCGTGGGTACGAGACGATCCTCGCCAGTGTGAAACGTCGAGTCGAGAGGGCCTTTACGTGAAGTTTGCGGCGGAAGTGATGGCCCTACTCGCCCCCTACCCTGGCCGGGAATTTCGGATGCGCCAAATCGTGAACTACGTCATGCCAAGGAAGGCTGACGAACGAGAACGCAAACGCGTGCAGATGGCTGTCTATCGAGTGCTGCACACGCTTGCGGATTCGGGTCACGTGGTGATCGCGGAACGGTCGACGAATGGGGCGCCGGCCACTTATTCATGGCGCGTGATCGAGGAAGCAAAAACCGTTACACGCGCTAATTGCGAACCGTTACAGGAACCTCTACAGTAAGGCGTGGGCAAGTTGCGCCCGCGTCAAATGCAATTCTCATTTCGCCATGGCCCTACCCTCCCATCTCTACGGTGATCCCGCTGGTCACGTGAAATTCGAGGGAGAGCGGGACACTCGCGCGGCCGAGAAGCAGCAACAGCGCGAAATCCGCGAATCGCGCCGCGTCGGCGAAGTGCTTGGCCGGCGCTGGTCGTCCGCTCGCGAAGCGGCAGAACGTCTTTTCGATCTACCCGAACGCCCGCAGTCAGAGGCGTAACTTCGATTGGCGTCAGTCTCTCGCCGGGAGGCGCAGCAGCTAATCGCATTGGATTGACCATGCCAGAAGCCCAAAAGCTGATCGACGAGATCGAAGAAGCGCTACAGCGCGTGCGGAACATGGATGCGGGGCTCAAGGCGTATTTGATCGGGAAGTTGGATCAGCTTCGGAAGCTCGTATGAACGACATGTCGGAGCGCGATCAAGCGATGTTCCACGAATGGATGCGCGACGTCGCCACGCTGGCATTCGACTTCGGCCATATTGATCGAAAGTGGCGCGCA